AGTCTGCGCGGCGCAGGCTGGAAGGTGGTTGCAGAGTTGGCCGGAAGTACAGGCAAGGCTTGGCAGACAAGGCCGGGGCGCGATTGGCAAGAAGTAACGGGGCAGGCCAAACTGAGGTGGGCAGCATGATTGTCCGCCTACCTTTCCCATCCCCCGCGCTATTCCCGAACCGCAAGAACGGCCAGCACTGGGGCAAAACCGTCGCAGAGCGCACCGCACAGCATGAGGCAGGCTATCTACTCACCAAGCAGGCAAAAGGCGACTACACGCCACCTGATGGCCCGATAGCGCTATCCCTGCTGTTCCTCACGCCTGACAAGCGCAAAAGGGATGCAGACAACATGCTTGCGGCATCCAAGGCGCTGCTAGATGGCATGGCATACGCGCTAGGCATCGATGACAGCAGGTTCCGGCCGATTCTTGTGGATTGGCAGCATGGGCCGAAAGGCGGGGCACTTGTAGCGGCGGTCGGTGTTGAAATCAGATCAGGGATGAACCTATGAAACGTGACTGCGACACCTTAGACGACCTCCTGATTGCATGGCACCAGTGGGCAAAAGGCTACCAGTACGTAAGCGACATTCACGGCTCGCCCATGTTCAACCAAGCCAAAAGCCCGCGAGGATGGGATGCTGTACAGGACATCGTAGACCACGAAATAGACGCCCCGCGCATGGTTGCCGTCAACTTCCACATCTTTGAGCTTCCATCTGTCCAGTGCACCGCCATCCAGATCAACGCTCGAAACCTAGCTACGGGTAAAGCAGTCTGGAACAGCGCTAGGCTACCGGCAGACGTAGAGCAGCGGCAGATCATCCTGCGAGCTGCAAGGAATGCGCTACGGGATAAATTGATGGCGGCTTGCATTCTTTGAGAATCTATGGCATCATCGCCGACAGGTGGGCAAGTGCGCCCAAAAATTTCTCCTGGTGTGTTGCACCTTGCCCGATTCGTTCGGGCTTTTTTCTTCTTAGTGAGGCGATATGGGAAACCCTGCATCGTCCGCTGGTAACAGCCGTAAACAGCCGTCAGGCAAGCCATTCCCCAAAGGGGTGAGCGGCAATCCATCTGGACGGCCAAAGCTGCCAGAGGACGTTAAACACGTTCGAGAACTGGCGCGGCAATACACCAGTTCAGCCATTGAAACGCTGGCAAAGGTGATGGCGACAGGTTCGCCAAATGCTCAGGTGAGTGCTGCCAATGCGCTGATGGATCGCGGATGGGGCAAGGCTGAACAGCCGATAACCGGCGCTGACGGCAACGCCATCCGGTTTGAAGTGTCTGGACTGTCGTGGCTGTCTCAGAAGATTCAAGACAGAAACTAGGCATCAACGGCTACAAGCCCCGCCAGCCGTTTATAGACTTCCACAACCGGCCCGAGCGATGGGCTGTGCTGGTATGCCATAGGCGGGCAGGCAAGACTGTTGCTTGTGTTGCGGAGCTTGTGCTGTCGGCGCTGTTCACGCAAAAGCAGGACGCCCGATACGCTTATGTGTGTCCGCAGTTCAACCAGGCTAAAGACGTTGCATGGATATACGTCAAACGGCTGACGGCAGACATTCCGGGCGTTGAGTACAACGAGAGCGAACTCAGGGCAGACCTGCCTAACGGCTCGCGCATCAGGCTGTATGGCGCGGACAACCCCGACAGGCTGCGGGGGCTGTATCTCGATGGCGTGGTGCTGGATGAGTTTGCGGATATGCGCTCCAGCGTGTGGGGTGAAGTGGTTCGGCCCATGCTGACAGACCGCAAAGGCTGGGCAGTGTTCATCGGTACGCCGAAAGGGCACAACGAGTTCTATGCCGCGTATCACTCTGCGCTAGAGCGTGACGACTGGTTCACCATGCTCCTGAAGGCCAGCACATCGGGGCTGATTGAAGCGTCAGAGCTTGCGGACGCAGCGCGGGGCATGACTGACGACCAGTACGCGCAGGAGTTTGAATGTAGTTTCGAGGCGGCAATTGCTGGTGCGTACTACGCCAAAGAGTTCGACGCATACGGCCATCAGATAACGGATGTGCCTTATGACAGGGCTGCGCCGGTGTTTACAGCCTGGGACATCGGCTACAGCGACGATACGGCCATCTGGTTCTATCAGGTTGTCAGGGGCGAGATTCATGTGATTGACTACTACGCGGCCAACGGGCACGGCGTGGAGCATTACGCGGATTTGCTGGACAGCAAGGCATACAACTACGCGAAGCTAGGCGAAAAGCCATTTCTGTGGTTGCCGCATGACGCGAGGGCTAAGACGTTTGCCAGTGGCGGGAAGTCGTCGCAGGAGCAGTTCTTTGCCCGTGGCTATGCAAGCCGCATCGTGCCGGAATTGAGCCTGCAGGACGGCATCCAAGCCCTTCGCATGGCATTCCCGCGTATGTGGTTTGACAAGACGCAGTGCGCTGAAGGAATAGAAGCGCTCAAGCTGTACCGCAGGGAGTGGGACAGCGACAAGAAAGTATTCCGGGACAAGCCGCTGCACGATTGGACAAGCCACGCAGCAGATGCGGCCCGGTACATGGCAATTGCTTGGCAGGCAGAGCGGCCAGCAGAGACAGAGCCGGGGCCAGTGTGGGCAGCGCGAGGCTTGCCCGATGGAACGATCAGAACCGCAACGCTCGACCAACTATGGCAGCGCAGCAAGAAACAGGAAAGGATATAGCATGGCAGGCATTACACACGAGGCATACAGCGCAGTCCCTTTGGCCGCATCTGGGCTTGCCAAGTCCGGCGCTGGTGTGCTTGGCGGCATTCTTGTCGGCACTTCGACTTCGCTCACCATCAAAGTGTGGGACAGCCTGACGGCTACCGGTACGGTAATCCTTGAGACGACTGCAGCGCTGACGGCAGGGCAGTTCCTGCGCATTCCTGCGGCGTTTGCCACGGGGTGTTTTGTCACTATCGGCGGCACTGGCACTGTCACGGTGTTTGTCGGGTAATGGACGAGAAAGAGATTGACCGGGGCGGGTTGGCTCGCCGCTGGTCAACCGACTTAGAGCTGGCGAAGAAGACGGACAAAGACTTTCTCGCTGCTGGCCGGAAGATCGTCAAGCGGTATCGGGACGAACGCGGGCTATCGGATAGCGCCCGCAAGTACAACATCCTGTGGAGCAACGTCCAGACGCTTGCGCCTGCGGTGTACTCTAAGCGCCCCAAGGCAGAGGTATCGCGCAGGTTCAAGGATGCCGACCCTGTTGGCCGCACTGCATCCGAGGTGCTGGAGCGTGCGCTTCAGTTCGAGATCGACCACTATTCCGACTTCGATTCAGGGCTACGCAATTCCGTGCAAGACAGGCTTTTGCCGGGGCGTGGCGTGGTCTGGATTCGCTTTGAGCCTGCCGAGGATGCTGGCGTTCCTGATGCTCAGGTAACCGACGACGCAGACGCCAAGAGCATGGGCGCATATGAGTGCAGTCCGGTCGATTACGTGTTTTGGGAAGACTTCAGGACTTCGCCCGCTAGGACGTGGGAAGAGGTGTCGTGGGTGGCTCGTTTGGTGTACATGAGCCGCGACGAGGGCATGAAACGGTTCGGCGACATCTTCAAGGATGTTCCGCTGAGCCATGAGCCTATCGGCATCGATGAGATGAAGTCGAACGGCGCTTCTGCCGACCAGCTTGACCGCATGAAGAAGGCGAAAGTCTGGGAAATATGGGACAAGAGCGAGAAAGTCGTGTACTGGCATGCAGAGGGCGCACAAGAGATTCTGGACGTTCGCCCTGATCCACTAGAACTGGAAGGCTTCTTCCCGTGTCCTAAGCCGCTGTACGCATCTCTTACGACGGATACGCTGATTCCCGTTGCGGACTTCCGGCAGTATCAAGACCAAGCAAAAGAGATGGACGAGATCACCGAGCGCATTTCGCTGCTGGTGCGGGCTGTCAAGGTGGTAGGGGTTTACGATTCAAGCCAGCAGGGCGTTCAGCGGATGCTTGATGAAGGCGTCGATAACCAGTTGATTCCGGTGTCCACTTGGGCGATGTTCGCCGAAAAGGGCGGGCTAAAAGGCACGGTTGATTTTCTTCCGGTTGATGCTGTTTTGCAGGCTCTTGCGGCGCTCTACCAAGCGCGGGATCAGTCGAAGCAGGTAATTTACGAGATCACCGGCCTATCGGACATCATCCGGGGCGCATCTGTTGCGAGTGAAACAGCGACGGCGCAGCAGATCAAGTCGCAGTTCGCAAGCCTTCGCCTGAAGCATATCCAGATGGACGTTGCGCGGATGGCGTCGGACATCTTGAGGATGAAGGCGCAGATCATGTGCAGCATGTATCGGCCTGAAGTGCTTGTAAAAATGTCGTCAATGGAGACATCAAAAGACGCCGCATTACTGCCGCAGGCCATCGAGCTACTGCGAAACGATGTCGTGAGGTCTTTTCGCATCTCTGTCGCCAGCGATTCGATGGTTGAGCTTGACGAGGCGCAGGAGAAGGCCGACCGGCTGGAGTTCCTGACGGCGGCGGGTGGGTTTATCCGCGAGGCTGTGCAGGCCCCGACAGAACTGGCCCCGTTGGTCGGTGAGATGCTGATGTTTGGCGTTCGCTCGTTCAAGGCGGGGCAGGGCATGGAGGCGAGCCTGGAGCAGTTCATCAGCGCATCGGCTGAGAAGGCGAAAGAGACAAAGCCAGAGCCGCCGCCTGACCCTGAGATGCTGAAGCTGCAAGCACAGCAGCAAGTCGAGCAGGGCCGGATGCAGATTGAGCAGGCCAAGATGCAGGCCACCCAACAGGCCGACCAGATGCGCCTGCAATCGGACATGCAGCTAGCTCAATTCAAGGCGCAGATTGATGCCCAGGTCGAGCAGATGAAGGCAGAGCAGGCGGCGACGGCAGAGGCGCAGCGGCTGGAGTTCGACCGCTGGAAGGCTGAACTTGAAGCGTCTACTAAGGTGACGGTGGCCGAGATTCAAGCCAAGACA